CGATCATATGGAGGAGGCCGAAACCATAGAACCCCAGCCCCGGAAGAAATTTATAATGCGAAAAATACTGGATCTTCCGATAATACTCATCTCCGTCACGCCAGTTTCGCCGGACGGATAAAATCTTGGAACTCCCCTCGTCAATCGTAATAATATAGGGCAGCTTGATGCCTGTCATCTCCCCGTCCAGGGGGCTCGTATGCTCGAATCCGGGAAGATCAAGATCAGTGTGAACTTCCAATATGGTGCAGTCCTGCTGATCCGCTCCGGATTTCTCAATCCCCACCAGGCTACGTTCTTTTTCACGTAATTCATCATCAGACTGGTACGGATCCAGATTAACGTCCCGATAAAATCCTGCCGTCTGGAACTTACGAACATCATTCGTGTTCATCCGAATGACATGGGTTATACGTGAAGCAGAGTTCAGGTCCGTAGCGTTATACGGCACCAGCAAATCATCCGCGGGCACAAATCGTGAAACAGCACGATCCAGAATATCGTCGAAATAAACTTTCTTGAAAGCACTCCCCGCCAACGGCAGATAAAACAATAAGCGATCCATCTCGGGATCATATTCATCCATGACATGCGTAATCTGGTAATTCATATATTCCTGTACACGCCGGGCCTGAGACTCTACATCAGGGGTGGCCGCACCAATAACCTGGGTGCGTACAGGGCCGGCACTGGGAAGGAGTTCCTTGTAGGCCTGCGCCTGAAATTGGGTGACTGCTTCGGCAATAAGGGGATGAGTTACACCACTGGACCCCGGGAACGGTTCGTCCCGGTTTTCATACTTGACACCTAAAAGATCCAGACCGTCAGTGTACGCATCCTCCCACTCCTGGCGTCCACCCTTGTCATCCTCGTAATACCCCAGAAGTTCTGAAGCGATACCCATCAGAACCCTTTCGTCCAGAATTTCAGCCAGATTAGCGTCCGGCTCTGCCTGAAGTTCTTCAGCAAGCATCTCTCCGAAATTAAGGATAACAGAACCGTCCTCTTCCTCCATGATATCCGTGGGTTCCTCAATCTCTTCGACTTCAATCTCTTCTTCAGTCAGCCCTCCCAACGGCATACCTTGCGAGGGCAGCGCATCATCAATTAAAGAAATAGGTCCCATAGCCATCTGTTATTCTCCTAACACGCAATTACCGGCACAACGATGGCGACCAGCCGTGCACACGATGGAAATCGTCGCATAATCGTCTTACGAGGCCGTCATTTCCGGCACGATGAGCGTTTTCTATTCGCATGAGGTGAATCGCCTGAGAATTCGCCCCCACCTGTGCCTGTACGTCGTCAATTTTCGCATATCGCTCGTCGAGCGCATAGCCGGCGCCACCGAGAGTGCCCAGTGCCACTACAACCGCCGCTGCCTGTAGAATCGGATTCATTTCGTCACGTTTTTAAATTTTTCGAATGTCCGGAGACCGCCCAATCCCAAAATCCCCATCAAAATTGGCATCATCTGAGACATATCCAGCGCCGGTAACTCGACCAGATGCCCGGTTTGCGCCAGGATGAAATGCAGAACTGGTGTAGCGACGTATGTCCAGAAAAGCGCGATTCCGCACGACCAGCCGATGAACGGACGCCACGATGCCGTCCACCAATGCCGAGAGGCCGCTTCCGCTTTGTTTATCTCCAATTGACCTATGTCAATTCGGGCCAGATGAACAGCCAGTTGCTGTTCGATTTCCCTCTCTGCTTTCGCCCGTGCTTCCTTATCCTCCGGCAGGAATCGGCCAATAATGTCGGAGACTACAGGGAAAATCTCAGGAAGAAGCGTGGCCAGCATTATTTTTCTTCCGTTTGTACCGGGTCACCAAGAATCCAGCCTAGTTTGTGTTCGCGCAGAAATTTACGTGCAGTCTCAATCGAAATAGCCCACGCCATATGAGTGATTGGCCCGGAAGCCCAACTCGCACTAATTTTAGCCGGGACCCCTATGAGTTCAAATTGCCGACGCTTCTTTGACCAGCGGTAGGCTGCGCCGCCCGAGTTTCCGAAAATTAAATTGCACGTCAGTAGTGAATACTTCGACTCTTCTCCCTTGACTTCAGCGTCCAGAAAACCAACTGCGCCGTTTGTCATAAACGGAGGGTTGCCGAGACCTGCACCGACACAGGCAATTTCATCACCCAGATAAATCGGGGCCTTCTCGGGAATAAATCTGGCGACGTGCTCTATCGCCGTCTCCGTGTTCCTCGTCCGCAACAACGCTAGATCGTATGGGGTGCTGTAAGCCACAATATCAGCCCGTTGCCCACGGGTTCCGATATTGCGGGATAATCTGTTGTACTCAAACCATACCGCCTTAACAGTGTCCCGGGTTTCAATGTCAATTTTCTCGGGCTCCTCGCATTTTGGCGGTCCACTGCACCACACCTGGGTGATTTCAATACTGTTCTCGACAACGTGATGATTGGTCAAGATGTATGTGTGGATCTCGCCCTCATGCTCGCCGGAAAAAATAACCGTGCCGGAACCGGAACTAGACCCAAGACCGCTTTGCACAAGCACCACGGGGTAAATCATCTGCTCGTGTCGAGTTTTTGCGGTTGGATCTGCCGCCATCGGCGTAGTAAACGCCAGCAGGATAATCATCGCCGCCACGAGAATCTTCATGTCAAATGAGGCCTTTCTCCTTGAGAATGAAAGCTCCAATGCCAACAATCATTCCGGCGAGAACTACCCAGAAATTATTGGCAATCACGCCCGCACCAACAACCCCCAGACCAATAGCAGCATACGTGGAAGGCTCACGCATACGTCCCAGAACCCACTTTTTCATGGAAGACTCCTAATAATATTGTCGAACTCGTGGTGAATAAACAGGGTCGTCTTCTTCTTCATCACTGTCAAGACGAACAAAACCCCCTTTACGATATCTAATGAGAGCCATCGACATGGAATCACAGTAATCGTCATACTCCCCGTTCGGAAACGCCGCACACTCCTCAATAACCTCCTCGGAAAACCTGCGTTCCGGCGCCCAGACCTTCCCTGACTCAAACATCGGTGCCACCATGTGCATACGTGTATGCTTGTCGTTGCCCTTCGACGGCGTGTAGTTCACCACGGGAATACCCATCGTGCGCAATTCGTCCGTAAGCGGTGTCCCACTGGCCTTGGCCTCAATCAACACCATGTCCGGCTCCCAGTAATTATACTCCTCCAGTGCATTAGCCTTCAATTCCGGAAAATCCCAGCGCCCGCGCTTCGCATCCATGAGTATCAAATTGTCCGGACCACCCTCCTGGGGCTCGAATACACCCCAAGTGGTAATGGCCGAATAATCCGCCGTCTCCTTCTTCGAAAACGCCGTATCATAACTCTGCATAATGTAACTGACAGGAGGTATGGAATCCTTCTCCCACTTATTCCACCACTCCTTCTTGATAATCGCCCCCTCTTCCGCCGTGGGATTCTGCTGCCACTGCGCATTCCACTTGCTCAAAGACAACGAAGCCTTGACCTTGAGCAACTCGTCCTTGTTCCAGAATTCCGGCCAAAGGATGTTGCCACTCGGTAAAATAGCCGGAAATTCCACCAGATCCCACTGATCCGCCATCACGTCCGACGCCTGCGAGCGCATCAACTTGCCCGTCAAATCCTTCAATGACCACCGCGTCATCACAATGACAATCGATCCACCAGGCTGAAGCCGCTGGCGGGGACCGGAGGTATACCACTCGTAGGCATTCTCCATCGCACTGTCCGATAGCGCATCCTGCTCCGAATGCGGATCGTCAATAATCAGCAAATCAGCACCGCGGCCCGTAATGGCACCACCCACACCAGCCGCGTAATACTCACCACCCTGCCCCGTCTCCCAACGACCCGCCGCCTTCGAATCAGCCCTTAACTCAACCTCCGGAAATATCTCCTGGTAAATCTCCGTCCCCATTAAATTCCGTACCTTGCGGCCAAACCGCACAGCCAACTCAGCCGTATGCGTCGTCTGTATAATCTTTAACTCCGGAGTACGGCCAATTAACCACGCCGGCAACAAATAACTCGCAAATTCCGACTTGGTATGACGCGGCGGCATGTTGACAATAATCCGTGAACCGGGACTCACCGCCAGTTTCTCGAACTGCTCCGCTACCTGCTTGTGATGGGACCCCTCTATAAACCCGTCATACACATGCTTGGCAAACACCATAAAAGAATCCCGCGCACGATCCCGTATCGACAGCTTCCTGCGAGCCTCCTCCAAAGCCAGTATTTCCCGAACTACCTCGTCAGGCGCATTTAGCACGTTTCCACTCCAGATATTGCGCGGCCTCCTGGACATTCGCAAAGCATACAATAAACGCTGTCTCGGCTTCCGCCAGCGGATCCACTACCGCCGTAATCGCCTCGCCATACTGCTGCTGACCATGACCCAGTTTCTCCGCATACTGATCCGCGGTCTTGTAACCCCGTGCCCGCGCCGTCCAGTAAACCCTGTTCGTCCACTCATCCTCATGTTGAGCCAACGCCCAGTGATGACGGTGACCGGAAATATACAAGGAAGCCTCCTGGGTAAACTTGGCACGCTTCTGCTGCGCATGTAACGGATTCCACTGACTGTGCCCCGGCATGTCATGCGCCGCCCAAACCCGTAAAGAACGACCCTTCGGAAAACAAAACTCTATCCGAGCCTGCCAGTCAGCCGTCAGTGTACCAGGAACCTTGAGCCACTCAAGAGGATCCACATCATTCGGCAACCATAAATCATGGTTGCCCTTGATCAGTAAACACCAGTCCGTCGCCCGCAATAACCACTGTACCAATTGCCAGCCCTGACGGCCTGAAGTCTCCTGAGAGGCCCATAACGAAGCTAAACGACCCACCCAGTTGTTGCTCGCATCACCCAAAGATGCCGCATACATACCCTCCGTATCATTGATAGTAGCCAAATCCTCCCGTAACCGGGGCCAGTTGCAGCCATTGTCATCAACATGCGGGTCCCCCAAGAAACTTATCGCCAGGGGACCCGGCTCGTGAAACCTGACCGGGACCCACACCCGCTCCTGTAATGCCCGTTGGCGCGTCTCGTAACGCCTCGTTACATGGTCCACCAACTCCTCTATCGGCATGTCAGGAGAAGCCAGCGAAACCGGAACATGAGACACATCACGCTCCCAGGGAACCACATACCCCTCTTCACGGGCCTTGTTCAAACGACGATAATAAGTGCGGTAGCTTATGTCCAGATAATCTATAACACTCTTGACTACAGAAGGAACCCCAGTACCCCGGTCCGCTGACGTCGGAGAAGGATTCCCGTTTCTGTAAAAAGCCTCTACGGTCTCCGTAAACTTCCTGGTACGATCATCCACCTGTGCACCCCTCGCAGTTTTGAAAAAGAATATAATACCAAAGGATAAAATATATGAGCGATATAATATACTTAAAAGATAAAGCCGATAAAACCCAAGAACTCGAATGCCTCAACTGCGGCGCCACCACCTTCTATATCTTCCCGGATTCCATCGTTACCTGTCAAAAATGCAAGTTCCACATGGAACTCGGTGTATTCGGAGCCCTGTACCTGTCCGATCCCTCCAACGGAAATTAACCACGGTTATATGTTCAAAAGCCTACTTCTACTCGTCCTCTACACGAAGGCGGGCGGCGCCCGCCTGTGGCGGTCCGGCGTTGGAAGCGGCGCCGGCGCTAGCGGGTTGTCGGAACCTTATTATTCGGCGCAGATCGATCGGTTTGCCGCACTGCCTGGCGCCCGACGGCTGATCGATCGGCCAATGTTTCTTGTTTGACTTCATCCCATTAATAATGGTACTCTTAGTCCGTCAATAACCGTTAACAGGAGAAGCTAAAATGAATCGCAAACAAGAAAAATTCCTTGATAACATGACTCCCGCCCAAGCTGAAGCGGTGATTGCGAAATTCAAGGGCGATCCGGCGATTGCCGCTGATCGCAGCGACGCTGCTTATCATGCATTTAAATTAGCGTGGGAAATGCTAAATCCAGACGAATACTGGCAGCGCCACGATCGCGCCAGAGCCGACGGCGGCGTTCAATTCCACCTTATTAGCTCCTAAAGATGGCAGATATGATGAAAGCGAAAACTTACAAGCTTGCCAAAAATGAAGCGGGCGATCCCATGAAACGTCGTTCAACATGGGAACTGAAAAACATGATCCTAGCATTGTCTCTGCATTCTTGGCTCAACACTAAGGACGAGGATGAACGGTTAAAATTAGCAAGACAAGAACTTGAAGAAAGGAAGGCTTAAATTATGAACAGCTACTATGACAATTACCTGATCGACGGCGTGGGGTTCGCGGAACCCGGCAGCGAAAGCGCATTGAGGGCAGCGACAAAGGATAATCCGCGCAATTTGCCGTGTCCAACTTGTTGCGAACCTAACAGACTGACGAGGATAGACCAGGCGCGTGGATATCAATGCGACACGTGCGCGGACCGCGCCGAACGGGGATGGCAGATATGATGAACATGAAACGTCGTCCATCATGGGAACTGAATTGGAACCGCTTCGATATCGTAGAAGCTCATTACTGGCATGCCGTCGATTGGCACGGTGGCCGGTGGTCTGATCTATACGCAAAGCAATGCCGGATCGAGCGGTACTACACGCCAGGAATCATGCACCGGGGATATGAAGGCCTTACCGAGAACGGCAAAGCGATCTATGACCAACTAACGGTTCAGCATGTGCCGAATAGTTGGAGAAAGAAAGGCAGGATTACAAAGGAACAGCAAATTGCTTTAAAACGAGTGTACGACCGCTCGCCGTTAGATTTGACCTATCTACAATTCCGCAGGACCGCGTTTCTGGCCTTTGGCGATTGCGTCATGGTGCCCTGGTGCGGAATGATTTTGGGAATCGAGCGGGACGGTCACACCCATTCCTAGCATCGGGAGAACCTAAACCGCGATCTAAAATCAGTACTCCCTATATATACAACTCGAGAAGAGGGGTGTTCTAAAAAATTTTTGGGGAGTATTTACCAATATGCCAATATCTAGTAAGCTAAGTCCTTGATATATGGGCCTTTGTTGTATATTGGTACTGGATATTGGTTCTTATTGGCAAGTCAGTATCAATAGTGTATTCAGCCCTCCGTGATCTTCAAGTTTCTCTTTAATAAAAAGATCTCGAGGTATATTATAGGGGGATCATGCCTCGTAGAAAGCCAGCTCCTGTTAATCCAGTCGTATCTCGGCCCCTTACTCCACGTCAGAAAAAGTTTGCTGAGGAAATAGTCTTGGGTCGCTGTTCCAACACTGAAGCCGCTCGTCGCGCTGGATATGCTGAGTCGTCGGCGGGTGTACGGGCTTGTGAGTTACTTGATATCGGGAAATTCCCTCATGTTGCTAATTACATTAACGACCTACGCTTAGATCTATCTAAGAAATATGAAATCACATACGAGAACCATATTCGAGACCTTGGTGATTTAAGAGATCGAGCAGCTGCGAACAATCAGTTTAGCGC